CACGGTCAGAAGGGTACCATTGGAATGATGATGGAGGAAGAGGATATGCCTTTCACGGCTTCGGGGCTCCGTCCGGATATCATCATGAATCCTCACGCGGTGCCGTCCCGCATGACGATTGCTCAGCTGATGGAGAACATCTTCGGCAAGATCGGTGTCCGGAAGGGAACTCTGGGCGATGGCACTCCGTATTCTCACCTGAAGGTGGAGGACCTGAAGAAGCACATGGTGGACATGGGACTGCATCCGTACGGCAATGAGATCCTCTACAATGGACAGACTGGCGAGATGATGCAGGCCGAGATCTTCATGGGTCCCACCTTCTACCAACGTCTCAAGCACATGGTGATTGACAAGAAGCACAGCCGCGCTCGTGGTCCGATTGTGTCGCTGACCCGTCAGCCGTGCGAGGGCAGGTCCCGTGATGGTGGTCTGCGTGTGGGTGAGATGGAGCGCGATTGTATGCTGTCACACGGCATCTCGGTGTTTACCAAGGAGCGTCTGATGGATGTATCCGACCCGTTCAAGACGGGGCTGTGTAAGTCGTGCGGAACTCTGGCGGTGGTGAATCCGGTGGAGGGGATCTACTCGTGCGGTGCGTGTGGCAACAAGACGGACTTTGTGATGAAGACCATCCCCTACGCGATGAAGTTGTGGATGCAGGAGTTGGAGGCGATGCATATCACCCCTAAACTGATTCTTGAGTAGGGTCCTCCTGAGCTACCATATCGGCTAGGTTCTCTGACGAAGGGGACTTCTGTATATCCGTTCGCGTAGACCGGCGTGCAGTATAAATCAAGAAGCCCCCAACAACCAAAATCCCAACAACAACACCAATAATCACCGGCTCCATTTTTTAGTTCCTGCGTTCATCCTGAAAGTTTGTCTCACCCTTAAAACAAAATGACTCCTGCCGGAAACTCCACGATGCCTGCCATGGGAACTGAACAGTCCGCCGGTCGCCGCCGTACCCGTCGCAGCGGCCCCTCCGCCAAGGCCCTCAAGCGCGTCCTCAAGTCCCACGGCCTCAAGTCGTCCGGGCGCAAGGCCACGCTCCGTGCCCGCGCGAAGAAGGCGCACCTCCTCAGTAAGGCGTAAAAATCTTCATACTACATAATGCCTGATACTCGTCGAAAGACACCTGTAACTCAAACACGAAAGGACATTGCGAATGTTCATGAAATTGCCGTGCGCGCCACCGAACACGCTGCTGCACACGGTCGAGATGTAACAAGACAAGACGTCATTCGGGCACATCGCCAGGTGATGTCATCCTACTATAAAAACAAGGCGGTTCCAGGAGGTGTGCGTCGTCGCAGGACGCGTCGCCTTCGCCGGTAAATAATTTTTCTTGCTAAGGATCATACAAACAACATGGGTGGTGGTCTCCTTCAGCTCGTCAGCTATGGTGCGCAGGATATCTACATCTCGGGCTCCCCCCAGATCACGTTCTGGAAGGTCCTGTACAAGCGTCATACCAACTTCGCGATGGAGTCCATTGAGGTGACGTTCAACGGCCAGGCCGACTTCAACAAGCGCGTGACGGCCGTGATCAACCGTAACGCGGACCTGATGTACCGCACGTACCTGCAGGTGGTTCTGCCGGCCGTGGACCTGCCGAACACGACGCTGAACCGCTTCCGCTGGCTCAACTACGTCGGTCACCGCCTCGTTAAGACGGTGGAGCTCGAGATTGGTGGTCAGCGTATCGACCGCCAGTACGGTGACTGGATGCAGATCTGGACGCAGCTGTCCCAGGACCAGGGCACGATTGAGGCGCTCAACGACATGATCGGCAACACGCACGACCTTGTGCTGATGAAGGACCGTCGCGGCTATGCGCTGGATGCGTCGTGCGCGGGCTCCGAGCTGACGAACACGTGCGCCCCGCGTGCGGGCACCCCGGCGCGTACGCTGTACATCCCGCTGCAGTTCTGGTTCTGCCGCAACCCGGGTCTTGCCATCCCGCTGATCGCCCTCCAGTACCACGAGGTGCGTATCAACGTGGAGTTCGAGCAGTGGCTCAACTGCACGTACTATGAGCTCCAGACGAGTGTGGCGACCACGAGCATCCAGTCGCTGACGGCTGCCTCGCTCTACATCGACTACATCTACCTGGACACGGAGGAGCGTCGCCGCTTCGCCCAGCAGACGCACGAGTACCTGATTGAGCAGCTGCAGTTCACGGGTGCCGAGTCGATCACGTCGAGCTCGAACAAGATCCAGCTCAACTTCAACCACCCGGTGAAGGAGCTCATCTGGGTCGTCCAGCGCGACTCGTTCGTGGACTGCACGCCCAACCAGTCCTTCATCACGGAGGTCAACGGATGCCAGCCGTTCAACTACACGGATGACTTCTCCACGGAGGGCATCGTGATGGACGTCCTCGCCCGCGGCTCGCTGGCGACGGGCGGCCTGACGAGTGCGGTTCCCACTGTTGTCGGCGACGGTCCTTCGGGCCCGTACTTCCTGGGCGGTATTGGACAGCCGGGAGTTGGCCCGTCGCTCAGCGGCGCGTCGTGGCTCGACACGAACACCGGCAACGACCAGGGTATCATCTTCGAGGACACGACGAACTACCTGCTCGCGAAGGTCATCCTCTCCTCGGGTGTGCGTTGCGAGGGCAAGAACCCGGTGGAGGTTGCCAAGCTGCAGCTCAACGGTCAGGACCGCTTCACGGAGCGCGAGGGACGTTACTTCTCCCGCGTGCAGCCGTACCAGCACCACAGCCGCACGCCGACCCAGGGCATCAACGTGTACTCCTTCGCGCTCAAGCCGGAGGAGCACCAGCCGTCGGGCACGTGCAACTTCTCGCGTATCGACAAGGCCACGCTGCAGCTCACGGTGTCCGTGAACACGGTCCGCTCGGGCCGTACGGCCCAGGTGCGCGTCTACGCCGTCAACTACAACGTGCTGCGCGTCATGTCCGGCATGGGCGGTCTTGCGTACTCCAACTAGAGACAGCCGCAAGGCGCACAAGAAAACATCCAAGAAATCAAAAACAAAATGTACGTGGAAACCCACTTACATTTTGACAACGATCTTGAACTATGAAGCTGACTGTGATTTCAGGTATCTACAATGAAGAGTATCTCTTGCCGTTTTGGTTGGAACACCATCGGACCATCTTTGATCACGGTGTGATCATCGATTGGCACTCCACTGACCGGTCGCTGGAGATTGTGCGAGAGATGTGCCCGACGTGGGAGATTAGGACAACCACCAACACGACGTTTGGTGCAGATGAGATCGATCAAGAGTTCATGAGTGTCGAACGGGAGTTTGAAGGCTACAAGATGGTGTTGAATACGACTGAGTTCTTGATTAGCACGAAACCTATCCGCGAAGTGATTGTGGACGCACCTGAGTGTAACTACTCAATCCAAGGACTGGGGGCCATTTCGTCCGACGTGGGAACGTATCCTGCAACTCTCCCTGAGATGATGGGTCGCGTTGAACGAGTGAATATCACTCGCAGAATGTACCGATCCCTCTTTTCCTATCCCGATGGACAGTACGGGTTGGGGCGGCATTACCCGGTGCATCCGATTACTGCAAGTATCCCCGCCTACGTGATGTGGTTTGGGTTCTATCCTTGGAATGAAAAGGCGATTGCAAGGAAGCTGCAGATTGCAGATCGTATTCCTCCCCATGATCGGGCCCGTGGATACAGTTATCATCATCAGTGGAACCGCGAAGAACAAGAGCGACAGAAAGCGGTGTGGACATCTGAGTCCGTGCCGTGTTCAGAGGTCGAACACTTACAAGCTGCGCTCATAAACAGCCCATCCATTCCTCTCGGTGTCTGATCCCGCGACACGTGTCCACTCGGGGTGATCAGCAAACCACCTTAGGATCTTTGGGCACTTTGCAGTTTGCGTGTCATCCAGAAGATACACCGACGCATGTGTTGTTGCTATCATCTTCTCAAACTCAAACCACGTCAGATACTCTGCGCCGTCAAGAAGGATCACCTGTGGATCATTCATGGGAACGTACTTGCAAGTCCAGAAGTGAGCAAGATCTTGATTGTGCCATTCTGAATTGATTACCGGATGAACGGCACGAACTGCAGCCGCCGTGGGACATTCATGATCTTCCAATATACGCCCGTGGATGATCTGAATCGGCGAATATCCCCGCCACACATTCGTTGCCTCCGTAACACGATCCTTCATAATTTCATAGCTCTGAAGTGCGAAGGTATCTGTGCGGGTCTTGAACCCCTCGTAGAAACAGCAAGTGGATCCCTGTCCATTCCAGGTTCCGATTTCAAGGTACCGACTGAACTTGGGATCCGCTGCATACTTAGTAATCCAACGTCCGAATGAGCTGTTGACTTGAACCTGACCCGTATTTGCCACGTTCATTTATATGTCTTCATGCACTATCATGTAAAACCATTCGCGTAACAAGTTCGGTAAACGTAGTGGTTGCCTTCCACCCAAGCTTATACAACGCCTTGGTTGGATCTCCAATCAAGAGCTCAACCTCTGCCGGACGGTAGAACTCGGAGTTAATGCGAACAATGACACGTCCAGTTGAATCCTCGCCGGTTTCAAATATTCCCCGACCCTTCCACGTAATCGGACCCCATGCCGTCTCCAAGAACTCTCGGACGGTATGCGTCTCCCCTGTCGCCAATACATAGTCATCCGGAGCCTGTTGCTGAAGCATGCGCCACATTCCCTCCACATAATCTGGGGCATATCCCCAGTCACGCTTAGCATCGAGGTTTCCAAGCTCCAGAATAAAGGTAGGATCCTTCTTCAGTCGGGCTATTCCCTTGGTGATCTTGCGAGTAATGAACTCCTCGCCACGACGCTCGGACTCATGGTTGAACAGGATTCCGTTACAAGCAAACATCCCGTAGCTCTCCCGATAGTTCTTCACGATCCAGAATGCGTAGAGCTTCGCGCACCCGTAAGGGCTACGAGGGTAGAATGGAGTTGTCTCGCTTTGCGGCGTCTCGACTACTTTGCCGTAGAGCTCCGACGTGGACGCCTGGTAGAAACGAGCCTGCTCCAGGTTCATCGACCGGAGAATCTCCAGGATGCGGAGGGGACCAAGGCCATCAATGTCGGCCGTTAGTTCGGGCTGACGGAAGGAGGTGTGGACATGAGACTGCGCTGCGAGATTGTACACCTCGATCCGATCGTACTTGGCGACTTCCTCAAAGACAGTTCGAAGGGAGCTTGCGTCCGAAAGATCGGCCTCGCGGAGGAAGAAGTGGGGGTCCTGAAGGATCCCGGCAATCCGTTCCGTGTTAGAGCGAGATGTCCTGCGAGCGATCCCAAACACATCGTAGTCTTTGTTAAGGAGCAGTTCTGCAAGGTACGATCCGTCTTGTCCAGTGACACCCGTGACAACTGCAGCGCGGTTCATTCATTAAGTTGAGAGGAATGCTTGTAAGTCACGTAGTCTCATCCAAAAGATATCGAGGAACTGTTCATACTTAACAGGATCCCACATAAATCCGGCGGTGTCAATCGCATCAAACGAGTCAACAAGCAAACACGGGAACCGTTCGTACATGTCATCGAGTCCTGAGCGCAGAATAACGGGCACTGAACCCATCAGTAGAATTTCACAGACTCGGTGAGTATCGAGACCATTTCCACGGAGTGAAACTACAAACTTATGCTTTCCGATCTCAGTCATGTAGTCTTCAAACGGAAGCTTAGAAAGAGTTGGTTCTAGTGTCCTGGATCCATGTGTGTTTCCATGATACGGAATGCAGATCACATCGCTCTTTTCTTCCCACGGAATTCGGCTTTCGTGAAGACGGACAAGCTCTTCATGATTTCCGTTCTGTCGTTCGGGTTCTCCTACTCCAATCGGGATCTTGTAAATCTTGGGATGACTGACAGTGATATTACACCCAATCCACCGTTTGACGTTCGGATTCTCAAGAATCTTTTTGCATGCAGATTCACTCGGAGAATAGTCTGAGACACCCGTGACAAGTGTGATCGATTTATTCACGACTCGGTTTTCTAGGAACCATTCGAGATAATCTGTCTTGACAAACACGATATCGCCAAATGTAAACGGGTACCTATACGGATACGTATGCTGGACTGTGACACCCGATCCCTGATAGTTTGCGTCATAGACCGATTGAGCAAGAAGAGGCAGCCGATTGTAGCAAAGGTGTTGAGGGTATTTGGTACGAATAATCCGGGTCTTCACTTCGGCAAGAAGCTGTCGCCACTGGGCCTTTGCGGATTCGATATACTTCTTGCGAGACTCGGGGACATATTGAAATGTCTCCAGTAAGCTGAATAGGTGAGGAATTGAATCGAAATACCGGACATTTGGAGACTTGAAGACGTTGTAGAAATCAGCACGGTCGATCCAATCGGCTAGATTTTCAACTTCTTTCATGTCAGACGGAAGAGGCGACCAATAGGCGCTGAGTGTCTGCAGTGACGGATTTGCCTTCAAGTACTCCTTTGATGGAAAGAACATGGGTAGACCTCCCGAGAAATGTTCGAACATGCTCATCGTACTAATTTCGTAGGGGAAGTGAATGATTCCCTTGAACTGGCCAAGAACCGACCAATCGAACGTACCAATGTCTTTCTTGGGTGTTACGAGTGGATGGTTGGGCAAGTTTCCGTGATAGCACAGGAAGGTAGGTCGTTTTGGGGTGTATCTGATTCCAGTATACAAGCACAGAGACGGGATGTGACGGGTCTGTATACCGGAAAAGCACTGAGTATACCATTGATCCCCAAGGTTGTTCGATACTGCAAACAGGAGTCCATCGGCGTTCAGACGATCAAGACACTCCTTATACCGAGCAAGGCCATCCATGTCATGAGTTGAGCAGAATGGGAGATCATATCGACAGGCATTGATCATGATAATCGGCTTGCGATACTTCTCAAAAATCATTGCAAAGGCGCTTGCATATCCCACAACAAAGCAGTCGAATGTAGATAAGAACGTATCATACTCTTTCTGAAAAGCTTCAATTCGTTCGGGTGTCAACTGTTTCCAAGTATCTGCGTTGATATGATTAGGATTATCCTTGATTCGCTTCATTACGTACGCATGGCCTGACATACACCAATCTGTAACTTCAACATCTAACCCCAGGGATTTAAAGTCTTCGATCACGGAGATGTGAAGATCCATGCAAAAAACCTTCATCTTTCTTATACTATAAGGAGACTATGGTAAACGTCTTTTCGTTCTGTCTGTATGGACCACCCAACCCAAGGTATTACCCAGTTGCAATGGTTCAGAACATTAACTTAATTGGAACTCACTTTCCAGGATGGAAGGTCTATATTTACACTGGACCTGATGTAGATCCCGAGTTCTTGGATCAGATCGCACTGTACTCGAATGTGGTTGTGAAACCAACTGGACAACTTGGAGATGCCAACATGATCGAACGTTTCAAAGCAATCGACGAACCAGATGTTGATATCATGTTTGTACGGGATGCTGACAGTCGTGTTCACTGGAGAGATCGATGGGCCATCCGAGACTTTCTTAGTAGACCTCAGTTCTTGGTTCATACAATTCGTGATAAGAACGTACATACGACAGAGTTGATGGGAGGGTTATGGGGGATGCGCAAGATTGTTGGATTCAGTATTACGGAACACCACGAGTACTTTAAGAAGTATCCAGTCGATTATAACTTCGGAATTGATCAAACATTTTTAACTACAGTGATTTATCCGCGTGTCAGGAGTGTTACACTCGCTCACATTGGAGGAAGCGCACCATCATACAAAGGCGAGACATACATACGATTCCCATTTTTACATTCACATTTCTTTTTCTGTGGCCGAACTGAAGAACTTGACTTTAAGGATGTCCCAGAGCCACCGCGCGATATATTTTCCTTTCTAAAAACTCGGTCATAGAAAATGATAGGAGTTGCAATCCCCTGCTACAATCAGCACTTTGATAAGCTTTCCTCTCTGATTGATAACATCGCAGCATCCTCTTTGAAACCTCAGCAGATCGCAATCTCTTGTTCCTCGTGGAATCACAACCGGAGAACAGATACGTCCTACAATGGGATCCCTGTGTCGATTCAATACTCTACAGAACGACTCAATCAAGGTAGAAATAGGAACATAGCAGCGGGTATGTTAACCACGGATCTCATTTCGTTTATCGATGCAGACGATTTGATGCATCCATCCCGACTCGAGTATATCGCTAAAGCCTTCCAAAATGGGGACTATCATGCAATCTATCACAGTTATGCACGTGAACATATCAGTGCGTACGCAAACCCATTTGAACCCGTAGGCGACTACGATCTTGTCTCTGGACGCATTATCTCAAATCCAAACACAGCTGGGATTCTTGTTGAAAATACATCATATCCCATCCACCATGCACATCTTACAGTTCGGCGTGATGTATTCGGTCGATTCAAGTTCGATGAAAGCTGGGGCGCATATCGAAATGAGGATTCGCTCTATGGGAAGACCCTTGTAGAGAATGGCGTTTCAATTGGGTATCTTGCAAACAAGCTGACGCGGTATATTTTCACGGGTACTCAATAAATGCACATGAAAGCTATCGGATCTCGCGCACAGGTGATGCATGGCACCGCCGATCACACTGCCGGTGGCCTGAAGAAGGGTGACCTGAAGATGAACAAGTGGGGACGTATTGTGTCTCGCAAGAAGTCGTCTCGTATGTCTCACGGAAAAACTCGCCGTAACAAGTAATGCGGTTGATCTCGTTGATTGGTGCCGCGGTCTGGGTGGACTTTATTGTGATGGCGATTACCAAGCTTGGCCCTGGACAGCGTGTTCCGTTTCTCCCACCGGCTGGTGCGCTGAGGCTGTGGTATGATAAGTTTGGATTGGCCGCCGTGTCTGCGGACGTTCTGAGTGCGGTGTTGGGGGTTCTGATTGCAATGTTCTTCTTCCCCACTGCGTTTGGTATCAACTTGGTCTTTGCATCGATCTTCATTCAGCTCCTTCACGACGCGTTCTTCTACTTTGTCATCCTGACTGTGCCGCAGGGTCAGAACGAGATGATTGATATCTTCAAGGCCTACGCACACGAGGGCGGGTGGACAATCCTCTTGGCAGATGCGATGATTATGACTGGAACGGTCACGATCGCAACCTTCTGGGATATGCTCTTCTCGTATCGGTTTATTGCGTTCCAGACGCTGCTTGGAATGTACTCTCTGATTTATATTACCTATACTAAGTAATGAGCGGCGGATTATTTGGAACACACCTCACACTTAACCCAAAGTGCCTAGTGTTTTCCCTGTTTGTGTTGATTGTCTACTGGATGCCTCATTTCAAAGCGTTTGAGCACCGGACTCTCATGGCCTTCTTGTTAGCCTGCGTTGCGTACGTTGCGCTTGCTTGGTACGATATGATCTACGACTGCAAAGATCGGCTGAAGCCTACCTTTCTAGGCTGGATGTGGGGCTGGGCCAAGCCCCCGTCGTACATGAAGGAGTTCATGGAGCTGCCGGAGAAGGAGCAGAAGCTGGTGCGCACGATTGATATCGTGGTTCTCATCGGAATTGTGATTCTGTTCTTTCTTCCTTTCTTTGTGAAGAAGTAATGGCAGTTCCAAAGGACTTTGTAGACAGTGCAATCAAAACCATGTCTTGGAAGATGGGTAAGTTCGATCTACTTCCCATCGTCTTTGGAGTTGTGATGGCCCTGATTGACATCAGTATGATGGGGACACTCAAGCTGGTGGACCAAGGGAAGCTGGCCTATGCGATTGGATTCCCGATCGCTACCCTTCTCTATGCGTTTGAACCGTATGTCTTCCTGAAAGCGATGACGCATTCCAACATGGTTGTGACAAACTTGATCTGGAACTTGGCATCCAATATCTTGGTGACACTTGCAGGTGTGTTCTTCTTTGGAGAGAACATCAAGGGTCTCAAGTGGCTGGCAATCGGACTCAGTCTCTTCTCCCTAGGAATTTTTGCCTACACTGATTAATGGCGAAGACTCTAAAACAACGACTCGCAGCTGCCAAAAAGAAGTGCTCGCCGGGTTATGATGTGTACGACTACCGCAAGAACAGTAAGGGGGAGTTCTTTAACTGCCTTCCTGCTGGATTGAAGCGAAGGAAAACACGTCGCAAGAGCCCCTCTAAACAAAAAAGTGCGTAGAACAACTTAGACGCCGAGCCTACATGATACATAAATGAGCCGCGACGCAGACGACCTGGTGATTGCAAAGACTGTGCAGACGTCGCCTATCCGTACCCTCGCCGAGGGCCTCAAGTCTATGCTGGTAGAGATGAGCCTGGTGTTTGATAAGGATGGGATCCGCATGATCGCCATGGACAATTCCCGTACAGTCCTGACTCACATGAGACTGTATGCGAACAAGTTTGAACAGTATGAGTACAATAACAAGGCTCCGAAGCTGAGTGTGGGACTGAATACGGATCACTTCTACCGTATCGTGAAGACGGTGACGAACGATGACACCATTACCTTCTCGGTGTCTAAGGCGGAGTCCAACCACCTGACGATCACGATTGAGAATGGTGAGAAGGGCCGTCGTATCAAGTACCGCCTGAACCTGCTGGATTGCGATGAGTCCGATATCACGATGCCGGAGACGGTGTTCTCGGCCCGCGTTACAATGCCGTCTCTGGACTTTCAGAAGATCTGCCGTGACATGACTCTGCTGTCGGCCAAGACGGTGGATATCAAGAATGTGGGCAATACCCTGACGTTCTCCTGCAAGGGCCCTTTTGCGTCGCAGACTGTCACGATGGGTGACGCGGCGGCTGAAATGTCGGTCAGCAAGAACGAATCCACTGAGATTGTGAGCGGGTCCTTCTCTCTGCCCCACCTGGTGTTGTTTACCAAGTGCTCGAACCTCTCGAACAACCTGGAGGTCCACATGAAGAATGATTGGTTCATCATGATTCGCTACGTGATTGCCAACCTGGGTGATATCAAGCTGTGTCTCATGCCCCTTCCGGCATCTACGACGTAAAACTGATGTTTGGTAAAGACAATGACACGCACACCTAGGCGCGCTGGTCGTCGCCGTACGCCTCGTCTCCGTGGTGGAGCTAACCTGGAGGAGATTATCGGACTTCTGCAAGCAGCAAAGGACGAGCTCGATGGAGCGACGACTGCGAACCGTGGCTCGAATGCCGCTGTTGGGTACGTGAGTGACGAATCCCTTGCTATTGTGAAGGCTAGCTATGAGAGAATCCTTGCGCAGTTCAATAGCGAGCAAGCACGGAGCAAGAAGGCGGATCTGTCTGCCGCTGCTACGGAGCTCGCAAAGAATGCTGTCGATAAATATACCCTTACACCGACCATTATCAATCCGGAGAGCCAGTTTGTCGTGGCAACCTACTGGTGGGGAAGTGGCAAGATCAACGCGAACCTTGGACGCCCGTGCCCCGATATCATCATGACGCAGATCAAGAACGATATTGAAGAGGAACTGCTCCGGACTGATAAGATCTACGCTACATTTGTTGAAAATGAGTGGCAGCCCGCTCTGGCCAAGGTCGAAGACGATGATGGAAACTGGCTGAATCCGTCCGCAGCAGATATGGACACATGGCTCAAGGCCAAGGCAACGCGCGTGGCATACCTGAACAAGCACTTTGCCCGTGACGACACCAAGAAGAAGATTCGAGATGAAATTGTTCCCGCGTACAATGCTCGTCCGCCTTCGACCAATCCCGATCCCAGACGTCGCGGCGATGGAGGTCTATCGGTACAACCCACGTCCCTTGACGTAATGATCCAGGGATGGGAGGCTGCATGTCGGGCGATGAATTGTAACTTCCTGTCGCAAGAATACTCGGAGTTGGCGGAGAACTGGCCGAAGAACTACCAATCTGCCATCAATGCGAAACCCATGTTCATCAAGAAGGCCCTTCAGGCATGTGGTGGTCGCGGTGTTCTGTACATTGACGGCGACATGTTCGTGCGGAAGTATCCCAAGATCTTTGATATGCAGAATGTTGACTTCATGGCGCACGGATGGAACTGCGATCCTCGTTCGAACATCGCATTCAAGACCTGGCAGTGCTTCGATCCATACATCTTTGAGACATCGGGAGGTACCATGTTCTTTGCAGATACACCTGCCGCTCACCGCCTTCTGGATGGATGGTCGGGTGAAAGTCACAAGCCGGATAACTACGGCAAGGCCGATGACCGTATCTTGTCCATGGTCTTTACGATGCAGAACCTGGTACTCGGTGTCAATATCATTCAGCTTCCCATTGAGTACCTGTGGCTCACGGATAAGTATGAGCCGTTTGAGTTCAACGGTGCCGCGGATGTCAAGGATGCCATCATTGAGCACCCCGCGTGCCTGACAGCCGAAGAGGCAGCTGCGGAACAGGGTGCTTCGAACGACCGCTACCCGATCGGATACAATGACGAGGTGACCAACCGGCTGAAGTGTGACCGGCCTGGCGGATACTTCTATGAGTTCATTGCCTTCAATAGTCCCACTATGGTGGATGCGTTTGGTCCCTACCTGAACTGGATGAAAAACACGATTAATTCGGAGTCTGGGCGCCCGATGTTTTACGTGGTTCCCTTTGATCAGACGTTTGGACCCTATAATAAGGTTGCGATCAAGAACTATGATATTGCAAAGGAGTTTGCCGCCTCGCGCGGTATCGAGCCTCTTCCAACGGCACCCGTTACATTGCCGTACACGGCCTCTATTGGCGAGATCCTGTTCTACCTGACGCATGATATTGACGTCAATATCGGCGCGGTCCGTGGTATTCCCGAACCTGGCATTGAGGTCGTTGCGACGAACCGGGGTTCCCGTGATCGCGCAGACTATCTGCCATCGATCAGGATTGATATCGCTCAGCCGATCTTCTTCTCCCACAAAAGCCGTACCCTGCGCCTGCTTCTGCGTATGTGCGAGACACTGGCGGATATCAACCAGCACCTCTTCGAGAGCTATATCTTCATCTCACGTATCCGGTGGTCCCTGATCCAGCAAGGACCGTCGTCCAAGCCGGTCAATCCCTTTGAGATGGTTGTGGCACCCGTTCTTGCCCCGATTCCTCTGAATGACCGGCAAAAGGCTGCGAAGGAACGCCAGGAGCTCGAGGCCTCCATGGTAGCCGAAGCAGAAAAGAGACCCAAAGTGCTGGGTGCGATCCCCAAGAAGGTTCACCAGATCTGGATGGGTGGTGCGGCCATCCCCCCGTGGCGCCAGTATCTCTTTGATCTCAACCGCGAGGTGGCTACTCGCAACGGGTATGTCTACCGGTTGTGGACCAACGATGACCGGACTCGTGAGAACTTCCCCAGTACCATCGCGTACCAGGATATTGCGATTGAAGAGGGTAAGAAGTCCGGACAGTCTCGCTGGGCCCAAGTGGCCGACTTGGCACGTCTGGAGATCGTGTACACCCACGGAGGTGTCTACATTGACTCCCTGTTCGAGACGGGCGATGAGTTCTATGCTGCGATCACTCAGGTATCCCAGAATGACTACAAGTTTATTGGATGCAACGAAGACCCTTGCGGACTGGAGTGCAAGGGTGCAGATGAGATGCCCTACCTGACAAACAGCTTCTTTGCTGCAGTGCAGTGGTCGACGGTCCTTGAACGTCTCATCAAAGATGACCGTCTGGTCGCAATTGACTACAATTCCCAGTACATTAATCGCACAACGGGTCCCTACTACCTGCGTACGGGTATCCTCGATGCAAAGGCAGATGGAGTCTTCTTGCTGGAGACCGAGGAGATGTTCCCGTTCAACGTGAATGCGACAGACTACCGCGAGGTCCACCCGAATACCTGCTTATCTCCCACAGAGGTCCCTGATAGTATCAATGCAAAGCCCGGAGTCTGGCTCAAGAAGAACTGCTTGGCTCCGACGCGCGCTAGCATGAGTGCTGCGGGACAAAAACCTCCGCTGGCAATTTACCATTCCGGATTGGGTGGTACGTGGTCCTTCTAAAAGTGGTTTTAGTGGGGTAAAACGGATCTATTCTGTCCGTTGGAGTAGGAGTTACCATGTTCCGTAAAGTCTTTGCCAACGTCCCGCAGAGACACGTGTCTCGCGAGGTTAAGCTTCAGACCTTATCTGCTAAGTTAGGACTCTCACCTGCGATCTTTCGGACGGACAAGAGGACGTATATCGAAATGGAAGACGTAGGTCCAACTCTGTCGCAGCGGTTCGGTGATGATCCCGATGACCTGCCGATTGAAGTCCGCCAGGAAGTCAGAGAGATCTTGTGGACCTTGTGGCAGCATGGAATTCAGTACCAGGACGTCACGCCTCACAACTTTACCTTCAAGGACGGTCATGTGTGGATTATCGATTTCGGTCACGCAAATCAGAACAAGCGGTTGAATTGGTTCTTGAAGGATATGTTTAACGAAGCATGGTTGTCCCACTGGAATCCTGACTTTAGATAGTATAATGGACGATTGGACCCCCGAGCAGCGTGCCGAGTGGCAGGCACGTTTTTCAACTGCGCCCCCTGGATCACAAGAACGCGCTCTGCTTGAAGATATGCAATGGACCGGAGTCTACACCTCGACCGGTTCCGCTTCACCGAGTGCCCCGTATTTTGCAGCCGAACAGCCTGCGTCTCTTGAGTCTGCACCTTCACCCCCTGAGGATTTGTCGCCTCCTCCCCAGTCACCTGAACCAGTCTCGCCCGAACCACTTGCCATAGTGCCCCCGCTCTATCCGGTTCCCGCTCCTGCTCAGAATCCCGATGAGGCTGTGAAGAAAGCTCAGATGAATGCCTTTTTTGACAAGAAGCCCTTCCCTACTCCTGAACAGATCGCGGAGATTCGCCAGAAGGCCATGCCACCACCTGGAATCCCACCGGGAGGCATCGCGGCCATGGGTACTCGTCGTCAGGTGTTTGGTCGTGGACGCCCCCCGAGACCCGAGCCCGGCCCGAGTCGTCCGCTGAAGCTGATGATTTCAGATGTAGAGGGGATGATTGCACGGAACCCAAAGGTGTCTCAGCGGTATAACTTCCCTGCTGCCCTCGATCAACTGAAGGCTAAGCAAGCTCGCGCGGAACTTGGTATTGCGAATACGCAGACCCGGCGCAGCGTCAAGCTTCGTGGTGGACGGACTCTCAAGACTAAGAAGGGTGGAAAGATCGTGGCGATCTTTTTCAATATCCGCGATCAGATCAAGCTGTACCACTGGCAGACCAGGTCCTTTGCCGAGCACAAGGCTACGGATGATCTGGTTGGAAAGATGGATACGAATATCGACACATTCGTAGAGGCCTATATGGGCCGCTATGGACGTCCGCGCATGGGTCAAACGTATCCCCTGAAGAACCTCACGGTAACGGGTATCCGTGCCTTCATTGCGAGATCTGATGAGTGGCTGACTTTCAAACTTCCTCGTATGGTAAAAAATACGGACACCGATCTGCTGAATATTCGCGATGAAATTCTCGCTGACTTAAATCAGATCAAGTATCTCTTCACGTTGGCATGAGTAATGAAGTTACCAATGTGATCTTGGTGATTTCGCATACCTGCATGACTGCCGTGATTATCTGGTGGTTTTCTGAATGTGCTTGTTGATTACTTGGGACGTGTGTTGTGAGCCTTGTACACGATGTCGTCTGTTGACTTCATCTTGAGACTCGGAGCAAAGAGCTTCTTGTCTGTGATGTTGGTGGTTGTGTTCCAAATCTTGATGATGTGAAACTGTCCCTTGGGGGACACAGAGACACCTACGATCGCCTCTTTGTAATTGACTAGAAAGTCATTGACAAAGCAGTGTGCCATGGCGTCGATGAAGACCTCGCAGGTATCCTTTGCATCGACCTTCTTGGACCAAGCACCCCCGCGGATGTGCTCGGGTGCCTCCCACAGAGGCCGGTAGCCTTCACGCATGAAGAAGAACATGCCTGATTCCCACGCATCCTTGGAAATGGCATCAATGACTGTCCAGAAATCAGCTGGAGTGGAGAGGGTGGCGATGTTGGTGTACGACGCCTCGGAGTAGTTGTTGTCGTTCGGATCATGGTACCAGAGGATCCACGTCTTGGGCATGGGGGTTAAGTCAGTCATCTTAGCCACCCTCTACTCTTTTGCGAGTCTTTGAATCCGTTTTATTTACCATAGAGTTTGCGAACTGGAAAGGTGGTTCCCTTGTAGTTGATTCCATCCACAAAGTAAAACTTGTCACCTGCCATGGTGAAGCTCACGATCTCGTCCTTGATGAGCGTGATCGCAGCATCGTTTGCTGGAAACTTTCCTACAATCATCAGGGCGTCCCGAAACGTCTTGATGGTCTTGAACTTCGAAGCTCTCACTGTCTTGATCCCGATGGTCATCATGGGCTTATCGACACTTAAACAGGCACCCATTGGTAGAAAACGGATACGATTGTCTAAACAGAAGAGAAGAAAGGATGGACATCTCTACTCTCTATTCTCTTCGCACCAGCCCCCGTTCTGAACTCGACGATGCCATCCGCACCATCATTTCCAAGCTCAAGATCTCCTTCAAGCCGTCATTTCGGCGACAGGTCATTCGTAGGGCCCCTGCCGAGGAGGCCTCCAACTGGCGAGAGCTGGCGATGCTGGCTGTTCACCGTAAGGTCCGCGAGAAGGACGACGCAGATTACGACGAGGTCAATGCGTACCTCAACAAGTTGACCAAGCAAACCTATGACAAGATGATGGTGGCCATCATGGAGCGCCTGGATAAGCGCGATTCCATGTTCCGTCTCCGCGTGACGACCTTGCTGTTTGATCGCGGTATCCAGCAGAGCTTCTATGCGCCCTTGATGGCAGATGCGTACCGGGATATTGCCTCAGCGTACCCGGATGCTCGTCAGGATCTCATGGTCCAAGTGATGATGTTTGATACTCTGTATGCAGACACAAACGTGACGCTGGTTCCCCACCACACGGATCCGGGCTACACGGATGCTATTATTGCCTGGACCAAGCAGAAGGAGAAGAAGCGGACCTTTGCAGTGTATGTGGCGGAGCTGTTCAGTCGCAGTCTGCTTCCGCAGGAGGTCATGTCAGCGTTCGTGAAGACGATCATGGATGAGCTGAAGGAGGGCATCCGTCAGCCCAAGACACCTGCCACGGAGGAGCACGTAGATGCGTTAGTTCGCTTCGTCTTTGCGGTGGCTGGGAAGGTTCCTGAAGTGAAGGATCCGGTACGGTCGTTGCTGGCGATTCCCAAGGCGGAGACACCGTGCCTGAATATGAAGAGCCGATTCAAGCTTGATGATTCTCTCAAGCTCTAGTAATGGCACCGCAAGTTCCCTCGAAAGAGCAAAGACTCAAAGAAATCTCTGAACATCTCGCCGGTGCTCAAGGAGTTGCAGAGCTTGACAATGTTATCTCGGATATTGAAGGACTCGATCCTCAACTTTTTATAGGTCCGGATGGTGAGATGGCAAGGGAGAGCTTGGATGCTCTACGCGAACAGAAGGCTAAGATGCCAGAGCATGAAATCAGAAGTGATTTACGCCTTATATTGGAGCTACTCGGCAACAAGCAGGGTGGTCGTCGCCGAAGGAAGAGCCGTCGCGGTAGAAAGAGTCGCAGACGTATTTCGCGCCGGAGATGATTCTCTGAAGCTGTAATAATGGCACCGGCACCTTACACGTACGCCGAGATTATCCGGAGAGAGGCTGAATGGAAACGGAATCCTTACCCGACGGACAATGTGATCTCGGATCTTCGCGAAATGATCGCTCTTGATCCTACTCTTTTTACAGGTCCTGATGGTATTCGAGCTCTTCACCATTTGGAGGATGCCGAACGGAACAATCTCCGCCCGGCATTCAGGCAAGGCGCAGTTATAGACATTCAACTCGTATTTGACAAACTGAAACTAGAGCTCAACGCTAAAAACCCAGATGAAGCCCGACTCCGTCGCATGTATGCCGCACCCGTGCCCGCACCCGTGCCCGCACCCGCGCCCGTGCCCGTGCCCGCACCTGCACCGCCTTTTGGCGTTATGGCTCCCGTACAGGCAGCACCAGCCCCACCTGCAGCAAACCTCTTTGGATTTTTGGCCCCCCAGAGACCCGCTTTTCCGCCGCGCAACGGTGGTCGTCGCCGGACCCGTCGCGGTAGAAAGAGTCGCCGGAAGTCCTTGCGTCAAAGAAAATGAGTGCCGTCCCCTCTGCCACCGTAATGGCCGCCGCTGCCAAGATTGCAATTGATACTGACAAGCCCATTTACCTCGACTATTACAACGACAGCCTGACCAAGGCGTGCTGCATCGGTGTTCAGGACACCACGAAGTTCCTGGTGAAGTCGGACACGGAGTACACCTCCCCGATTGAGACCATCTCCCGTATCAAGGAGGAGAAGGTGTTCATCATTGCCACGGAGAACAGTATCTACATCGTCTCTGCGGATATCCCTGTTAAACGGATCGTGGGGTCTAGTGACAAGGCTGAGTAACATGGACTTTCCACCCCCGCATCGGATTTTGTACGAATGTTTGAATGACAAAGAAACCAAAACGCTTTGGGATGCCTACAAGACTAAGTATGCAGACCAGTGTGAGTTTGATGAGGTGGATGCTGCAGTGTCCAACTCAATGGATGACTTTGCGAGGTGGTTCTCGCAGTGGATTGCGTTTGCGCCGTCGCGTCGGTCTACGCGAGTCCGTGTATTGTTGATTTGGCATTCTCACTTTTTGAGTTTGGCCTGCCAGCAGATGCTCCGTCGCTCGTTGGAACAGCGATCCTTCCGATGCCGCGTGTGGTTCCACATTGAAGAACCTCTTTTGCAATCTGCGATCGTATCCCGCTGTATTGTGACCACCCTGCCCTATTCTCGTAGGTTCCCTCAGGTCCACGGTGCCCTGGACTCGTTGTTGTGGGATGACCCGCGGCGGTTTGAAATGGAATTAGAAGCAAAGAACAAGTAAGAAGCATGCGCGTATTCACTGATGGTTCCTGCACGAGCAACGGACGGAAGGGAGCCAAGGCCGGGTATGCAGCATGGTTTCCTGATCACCCTGCCTGGTCAAGCGCCCACCGAGTCCCTGACGATCAAGATCAGACCAACAACCGTGCCGAGCTGTCCGCCATTCAGTTAGCCGTCAAGACCCTGGAGGACCGTGGAGAGACCGATTGCGACCTCGTGATCTATTCCGACTCGGAGTATTCCATCAACTGTCTGACCTCGTGGCTCCCAGGCTGGATGAACAAGGGTTGGAAGACGGCTGCAGGCAAGGATGTTCTGCATCAGGATATCATCAAGGACACCACGGCTCGGCTGTCCAAGTTCAAGTCGCATCGTTTCGTACACGTCAAGGCCCACACAGGCGGATTGGATGAGTTATCCAGGAATAATGCGGTTGTGGATAAGATGGCGCAGGATATCGTGAATGGCGTGGTTCCCAAGCCCGAGATTCCCGTGGTGGTGGATGAGCTGTTCCCTGGTTGCCCTCTTCGGATCATGGGTGGCCCGACGCAGCAGAAGGACATCGTGACCTGGATGCGGACGTCAATTGACACACTGGACAAGGAGTTGATTGACAAGCACTTGTACAAGGCGTTTGCTGAAATGTGTAAGGCGCGTGACGTTGCTCTGGTTCGTCAGGTGATCTCCAAGACACCTGTCATCCGCGCCGAGCGGGGCCATTTACAAATAGATACTGTAGATAAGGTAGAGAATGACAGTTGAAGCATACCATTTCTGGTCTCCGTCGTGTACGCCCTGCACAGTTATTAAGCCGGCGATTGAGGATTTGAAGGAGGAGTTTCCGGATGTGAAGTGGACATCGGTGAATACGCACATCGATATGCATGGTCTCGGAAAGAAGATGGGAATCCAGGTGGTACCCACGATTGTTGTCTTCAAGGATGGAGCTGAGATCGGTCGTCACTCAGGTGCGAATATGATTATTTATTACACTCTCATCCGGAAGGCTAGGTCGTAGAGGCAGGCGGTGCACTTGCCTTTGCCGCCGCCGCAATGAACTCTGCAGAGAGCGGGCGACCATCGGGTCCCACGATGTACTTCGCGCCCGCCGAATCTGTGTACGTTCCATCAGCATTCTTTTTCAGTGAACTCAGGTTAGGACCAACGGGCAGAACCTTCGAAGGGAGGCGCGACGGAATGGTTGCCTGGACAATTCCATATCCAGCGCCACCAATGATAAACCCTTGCACGAAGGCGATAGACAGCTTGATGAAAAAGCTTCCTGCCAGGTTTGAACAGTCCTTCAGCTGATATGCCTGGAGTCCAAAGAACACGAGGAAGGCACCCCACGTGATTGCGCTATCAATCGGGTTGCGGTTAATCATCAGGTCCAGCAGATAGAACCAAAACACAGTCGACGTTACAACGAGTCCCTGAGGAGCGTAATCGCTTCTGAGGAATTCAAATCCAGGAATCTCGCATCCAGGCGTTGATGCAGCTGGGGCTACGACCGGCGGGGGAACACTACGCTGACCAGTCATTGCGAGAGTGTACGCATCTGCAAGAACCATGCCAACTCCGTCCCAGAATAAGCCGAGAAGCTTGTTAAGAGGAAGAGAGAGCAGGCCAACAAGACTGGGAATCGAGTATGCACCTTGTAGCGTAAAAATATCAGCAAGGATGCCAAACAGGATCAGAACGTGAGGGAGGAATGTGATAAGGCTGGTCAAGAGCGAAGTAACTCCAGCAGGAGCTCCAGGCAAGGTGGATGAAGGTGTTTTCGTTGCATAGATCGTGCCTATGACTGAGACAATGGATACGAGAACCGCCAGGATCAGCGCTCCCCACCACGGAACATCCTTCGCAGGAGGGGCAGGAGACGGGGTAGGCAGACTACTTGCTAATATAGACGGAGGTGTACTCATCTTGTTTCTTTGTGATACTTGTTTTGTCGAGTAGAGACAATGGTGAACGTAAATCTCACAGTCAGCGGATCTAAACAGTGTAGCGGTTGTTCGGTTGGTGGCGGAGACGGTATGTCCTCCTCAGCAGTTACTCTCACTCGCAGTGTTGTTGGACGGCATATTCTACCTCCAGTCTATCCTCCAAACACTCTACCTCCTGAGGAGGAAGCAGCAATGAAAAAGAAGATCGCAGAGACGGCAGCTACGACGAAGGTGGTACCGATCTGGAATCCGAGTGATGAAATAATTGTCGGTGCGAACACCAAGTACTACGGGGTACTGACAAAACTGTACCTGAAACCCACGCTGCCGTTTACTGTGAATTATTCTGGTTTCTAGTTCACAATGGGGGAGGACAATCCGTTGACACTCACAAATTCAACAAACTCTTCGATCGATCTGATGAGCATCTATCAACCCTTTCCTCTTCGTGTGAATGGGCAGCAGCATGATGCGTGTTTTCAAATTGGAGAGTTTCCTATGCGCATTAGCGATCTGACCCCGCCCTCCGCGGCCTTGCTCGACGAGATTGCCGCGGATGATGCCGCCTACGCCAGAGGAGGGTTCGAGCGGGCCGTCGCCACATACCGCCGAGAAAAGCGCGCCGCGGATGAAGAGCGGCGGCGCGGGTCCGCACCTGGTATTGGGACAACAATTGTGATCCTTGTTCCGCTTAAGGTGTCCCCGGTGAAGTCGAAAGGCTCGGAATTTATTAATGCCTTTGCATCGAACATCGCCACCATTGTTGCGTCCCAACCAGACTCGAACAATGGATACCCTGATCTGCAGGTGACTGGAATGGCAGATTGGAACACTGCACATATTGTACAATCAGATCGCCCGTTCTATACGTGGACGAATAAGGATGGAACCCGGGTGATTGTCATGGCCGAGGCTGTTGGAATTTCTGCTGAAAACATGACACACATCAAGCGTCTCCCGATTACACCCCCCGAAGCCGCCATAAAGGAGATTTCGGATACCGTCTATTACAAGTCGGCGCCTCCGCTCAAGGCAGACGAGACTGCGACGAAGTTTGCCATTTCCCAACCTCCCGTTTCATTGCCGACTGCAAACAGTGGAGCTAACACAGAGATGATCACAAAGTTTCTGGCAGGGTTCGGCTATCTCATCGCAACTGTATTTGCTGTGTGGCTTGCCATCAAGCTCGCAACAGGATACGGAAAGACCGCGATGGAGTGGATTGGCAACAAGTTGGGCGACGGAATCGTAAGTGCGACGCAATCTGCTGGAGCACCACAACAACCGATCTAGACAAAACAGAAACAAGAACGTCTAAGACAGAGACCTCAAGATGGTTGTCGCAACTCTCATTGCAACAGCAGGTACCTTGTCCGAGACCACAATTCCTGCGAAGACTTCAGATGTCCTGGAGTGGCTTCGCAAGAAATTGAAGCAGCCCACCCTCCAGTTCCAAGGCAAGTGTGTTCACGAAGAGCATTCCTTTGCATTCTTTGCAGTCCCCTCGGAGATTGAGGATGAGAACACGAACCAACATATGCTGCCTCCACCGTTCCATGATGACTCCTTTCAGGGATCGATTGCGGTTCTCAAGTCAGCTAACCCCAACCCTGACGACTATGACCGACAGGCTAGCAAGTACGTGGATCTGAAGTCAGTTGAGTACGACGAGTTCTACCAGACGTGTACGTTCAATGAGGACGACGAGGAGGAGAACGAGGGAGAGTACGAGGAGGACGATGGCAACGGTGATCCGGTTCAGGATGAGCCTGAGGAGGCGGAGGAAGGAGACAGCCGCCCTCACGTGACGGTTCACATGCTTCACGCATCCAACGTCTTCGTGGATCACCCGATGCGCGATCGTGTGCGGGAGAAGTTTGAGAGCGAAGAGATTGAGACGGCGATCCTGAACCGCTGCATCAATGATGCCCAGAAGTGGTTTGTGGACATCGATTGGTCCAATACGGTCTTTGTGGATATGTATCGCAGCCGTGCGGTGAGTCTGTATCCCTACCGCGAGATGGCAAAGGACATGGACGTCACAAAGTTCGTAGACTCCACGCTGGTGGATCTGAATCCCAAGCGATGGAAGGAGATGATCCAGAGTATCATTGACAAGAAGAAGGCTATGTACTCGAAGAAGTCTACGGCGTCGATCTTCCTGCACTGCTCCTCGTGTAAGAAGAAGACTCGCTGCGACTTCTACCAGCTCCAGACTCGTTCTGCTGATGAGCCCATGACGACCTTCGTGACATGTCTGGAGTGTGACAAGAAGTGGAAATTCTAGTGGAGTATAGTAATGGGTCTTCGCGACATTCTAGAACGACACAAGATTCCTATTCCGGACGACTTTGATGAGCGCCTGGATATCATCGTGTCGGGTCTTCGGAAAAAAGCTGATTTTTCATCTAAGATTGCCTCGTTCAAGAAGACCCGGGGTGGTGCTGATGTGCCTCCCGTGGCACCTCCAGTGACCCCTGACTCAGAGGACTTTCTTGGACCGCGTCTGCGTTGGTTCGTTCAGGCCGCAACGTCACCCTTCGCCCGTACCATGTTAGAGGGCATCTTCATGGTCGTCTTCTTTTTGGCATACTTGGAGAAGGTTCCCGTCTTTGGTAGTATCCTGAGCGCATCGCTGGATGTCATTCTTGCGGGAGGTAAGACGCTGGTGAAGGCGATCCAGTCGGGGCTGCCCGCTATGGTTGGACTCATTCCTTTGCCGTATGCGTCGATGGCGGGTATTGGAATGGCATCCGTGTTCGGATTCATCGTGTGGCCTATCTTTGCAATCATCTCCCTGAGTCGCAAGGACTTTGCCGCAGCTGCTGAGTCGTATATTCGCGTGATCCCTCCTCCGATCGGTGACATGCTTGCCAACACCTTCCTGGAAGGAAACCGTGCAGTTGCTAAGATTGATGAGAAGCGTATCAAGTTGGGTAGTGACATCTCCAATGCACTGACGCAACTGTCCGAGCTCGCAACGAGTGTCTCTGCAAGCGCCGAAGAAGGATTCAAGTCTCTTGCTGCCCAGACAACTGCGGCTGCGTCTCAGGTTCGCGGGGCGGTACCCACGGTACCCGCGTTGCCCACGGTACCCGCCACTCCCGAGGTTGTCCCGACCCCGACCGGAGGCTTTCACAGACGCACGAAGAGAAAGTCATGGAGAACCAGGAGAACACAACGGAGATACGCGAGACGCTGAGGGAGTGGATTGGACTCGATGATCAGATCCGTGCACTCCAGTCACAGATCAAGGTCCTGAGGGACCGCAAGACAGCCCTGGGGGGCAACGTATTGGAGTTCATGCAGGGTAACAACCTGGACAACTTTGTGATTGAGGGAGGAGTGGGTATCATTGCTAAGACGACTCGTACGGTTCGCCCACCTCTGCGCCGTTCCGCAATCCGTACTCAGCTTCTGCTTCAGTTTGCCGATCAGCCTCAGCGTGTTGCTGAGGCCCTCCGGGCAATCGAGGGAATCCAGGATGGAGATGATATGTCTGTTGGCGGAACCCAGCGCACCATCCTGTCGCGTAGGCTTCCGAGGACGCAAAACATCGCACTCCAGTAATGGAGGAAACGTTGGTCATTATCGCAACTGTCGTGATTCTTTATGTTCACCTCTTCAACAAGATCGCGGGTCTGTACTTTGACTCTGGGCGTACCTTGACACTGGAGGACGTCTACCGCCGCGTGGTGCCTCCAACTGACTTTCACATCCAACTCTAACTACACACATGTTCGAGGACTGCAAAGTAGAGCTCCTTGAAACCTTTGGAGATGACCTGACTGTCGTGAACGCCGCACGAGTCTCTCTTGGGAAACATACGGATGAGTTCACCGAAAAAGACGGTAAGCTCATCAAGTATCTTGCGGATCACGAGCACACATCACCCTTCTTCCATCCCCAGGCTCGGTTTCGCCTGAAGATGCCGATTTGGATGGCACGTGAGTGGTTCCGCCACACCATTGGATTTGCTCGTAACGAGGTGAGCCGCCGTTATGTAGATGACGATCCCACCTTTCATATCCCTGACTTCAGGACCCGCGCACCGGGCAAGAAGCAGGGTAGCAACGACGATGTTCATCCGCAGAACAGCACGATTCGTGGTCTCATGGCCGAGCATTGCACCGACGCCTTCGCTACGTATTCTATTCTTCTGAAGAACGATGTCCCTCCTGAGCAGGCCCGCATGGTCCTGCCGCAGAACATGATGACCGAGTTCATTGAGACTGGATCGATTGCCGCCTACGCTCGGTTATGCCACCTCCGTCTGGGCCCTGACGCCCAAAAAGAGATCCGTACCGTTGCGGGACAGGTTAGCGACGTGCTCTCCGCGAAGTTCCCCGTCTCTTGGTCCGCCTTGTCCGGCGGCCACCCCGAGGCGCATCCACCCCCGGCCCATTCTTCCTATACGAATCCTCCGCAATCCGCTTAGGATCTCTTGCATATGTGAAACCCAGGATGCTCTTCATCACATCTGCGTGGAGACACGATTCGCGAGAGAGCTGTTCCCCCATAAGCTGATCCTTATCCGTTGAACGCAGGCATTTGAAATACTCGCGGTGAAGGTCATCCAGTTTGTCAAACCATTCTTCCGCCTTCTTCTTTGCCGCACGATACTCGCTCTTCATTGATCCATCGGCTTTATCGATCTTCTCTTGGATCTCTTCCAGGGGTCGGTTTCTAGTCGCATGGTAAAAAGGACGTGTCGGGTATGCCTTTGTAATTCGCTCGTATGCTTCGTGTTCGCTCTGCGAGAGACTTCTACATTTGCCCGAAACCGCATAAACAAAATCAGAATGAAGCTCTTTGGCATAGTCACCTTTCAAACCGGCGAGCAGATTTGTTGCGTAAGCTCCCCCTGTATAAAGATTATCATCTGCCGGATCATCCATCGCATGCATGTGGACTGGGGGATCTGAGGCGAGCTTTTGGAACCTCTTCTCTATTTCGGCACATGCCGCGGACACTGGAGCTCTCGGCATTATTTACCGCACAGGTTATTTATTCCACTAACACCTTGCGGATCATCTTCTTCGGCTTAGGTTTGGAGCTCGATTGCTTCAGCCAATCTGCCTTGCTCTTGAGCTGTCCCGACTCGAGGCCTTTCATCAGGCACTCTCGGTGGGATGAAGTTTGTAGGGGTTGCTGGCAAATAATACAGAGTCCAGTTAGTTTCGGGTCCATGCGATACGGGGATTGTTACTGATTGGCGAGTTTCCGTTTTGTAGTTTCTAAGATACAGGAGAGCCCAAGCAGCCGATTTCTCGGACTGGTTGAATTTTCCTACCTGATCCAGCTCAGCCGACATGTCCGGCCTGGGTTTGTATGAGCGGAACCGAATGAGCCTCTCCATGCGACGGAGATAGGAGCCAGATGTGTGTGCACCGAGACGAAGCAGTTCATTGTTGAGCTTCTGGTTGGAAAGAGTCATCTTCACTGCTATGGTAATAATAGCAAAAAAGAAGATTCGTTTTATACAAATGAGTACCTTTCGTTTCGTTGGTGGCGCTCTGAAGTTAGGTGGTGCTCGTCGTGCAGTCTTTGAGATTGACACGCCTGCCCTCCCCAAGCCCGTGGAGGTGCCCACGGTTGCCCCTGAGGTGCCCACGGTTGCCCCTGAGCCGGTGGCGGTTGTTGAGGTGCCCACGGCTGCTCCCTTAGAGGTGGAAGCGCCTGCGGAAGTCACTGAGGCTCCCCCGGAGGCTGGGCTTGTTCCAGAGAATCCACCGACTGAGTGAACCCGGTGTGTCCGGCTTACTCCAATGTTCCCCCATCCCAGAATGACGTTTCAAATAACGTGCTCTACGAGTCACATCCTTGTGCTTTGTAAAGTCACTGTAGCCCCTCTGTCCGAACGAGACAACCTTCTCTTTGCCGTCCTTGTCAAAGACTGCATCCCACTTCTTCAGTTTGTTGTGTGAACGACGCAGAGTCTTGAGTCTCATTGTAATTGAAAAATATTTTGTATTTTGTTTTGTGTTTGTTGGTGTTGTAGTTTACTTTTACTCGTCGTCATCAAGCGCCGCGAAGCGTCCCATCTGAACGCGACGCACCGGCGCCGCAGCACGCGGGTTGTGGAGGCGCACCGGCACTCCGATGTTCGCGAAACTCATCGGCACCCAGCTCGGCGCGATCACCGTGGATCCCACGCGGAATCCCGTCAGCATCGGCTCGTTCGAGCGAACCGAGAGGCCGATCTGGTTGAAATTCAGCTCGTTCCAGATCAGCTGGTTCTCGCGGATCCGCTTCTCGCGTTCGGCCCGCTTTGTCTTGACCAGGATCATGAGGTTCCAGAGATTTCCAATCTCGCGGTGAGCCGCCATCTGCTCACGCCAGTGAGCGTACAGCTGATCCTCGGGCATGACGATCAGATTGCGCAGGGTCTGATCGCGCTCGTTACGGTTGTGCGTATCCTCACGCTCCATGATGACACTCCACGCCAGATCTCCATTGCTGAAGATCTTGCGGAAGCGGAAGCTCCGTGCCACGCGGGCCACAAAGCGCGACAGAACCGCGATCACGCGGTCCGCCTTCTTGATCATTGATGCCTTCTTGCGGTCCGAGACCGTTGTTCCCACCGGAACCCACTGCGGGTCCAACAGCGAGTACCCGTGAACAGCCGGATCGCGCACGAGTCCGCGTCCACGCTGCCGAACGCTGTACGGCACCAGCGCGATGATCGACATTTCTGTCTTGAGTTGGAGGTTGGAGGTTGAAGAGTTGGAGGTTGAAGAGTTGGAGAGTGTTGCAGTGGAGGTTGAGAGTGTTGAGAGTGTGTGATCGATAGTAGTAGTGTTGTTGTACGACCGGATGTCTACTTGTTTGGACCTAACAGATCCATTTTAGACGATAGGGTAGGTCAGCATGTAAAAAGTTATTGTGGGTTGTGATCGCTATCACCGTCTCAGAACGCCGCCAGCCAGTTCTTGTGCTCCTCGTGAGGAATCTTCAGCTCTGCCAGAACCGCCTCTGCCAACTCGATCTGCTTCTCGTACTCGATGTCCATCTCCGAGATGGCTGCCATCTTCTGCTGGAGAATCTCTCCAACCGGAACAGGCGGGGCAAATGCATCGTCAAATCCCACCATCACGTTGCTCAGTCGCGCCATGTGGCCCTGCGTGCACACCGAGTAGGGAAGCGCGGCCTCCTTACACTCCTGCCACAGCCTCTTCTCCAGCTCCTCGCGAACCTCTCCCTTGTAGTTCTTGATTGTCCACCACAGTCCCCGCAGGCACTTCCGGTAGAGCTTATCTCCCTCCTTGAAGATTGTCGGTCGATTCCACCAGCTCACAGCATCCGCATACACCGCGTCCAACTCCGCCTGAGTCCCTGCCAGACGCCGCCAGCTCACTGCGAGCTCGCTAAAGGTGTTCGTCTGAGTATTCGGTACCTCCACGGCCAGCAACAGGTCAATCGAATCCTTCATCTGCTTCGAAATCTCCTGCGTGTGAACATTCTGATTGTCGTGCGCCAGCTGGGCCTCACGCTGATCTGCGCGGAATGCCTGCGGCGGATTCACCGCCGCCTGCTCGCGCCACGCTCGGGCCCTCAGCAACCGATCGATATTCTGAATAATCATTTCGCACCGACGAACAGAGAGCTGCTCGAGTGCAGCCCACCCATTCACCACTCCGGCCAGCTCGGCGCGATCCGCTCCAATATCCACCAGAGCCCTGATCGCCCCCTCAAATCGGTTCATGAGCATATCATCAATCTTCCACTGCAGACGCTGGCGCATTCCAGCCGAGATGGCCGGCAGCGACTCGGCCACGAACTGATCGATCTGTGTCTCGGTGGCACCGTGGCGGTAGAGGTTCCGCGCCGCGGTGATCACTACCTTCACGGCTGCCGTCTCCTGGCGGCGAACCAGCATGTTGTGGTGCGTGGTGCACTTTCCGTCAGGGTGCTGTGCGCGGTGCTCGCAGAGTCTTCCATCCTGTTTGGGGTGTCCGCACACCGGAGGAGGAGCCTCGGGCTCCGCGCCAACAACCGGCACCACTCCAGCGGTATTGGCTACCCAAACTGCGCGCAGCCTCGCTTGATCTCGTGTGAAGTTGATGGCCATCTCCGGGGTCCGGTTCATGGGTGCGTGACGGCCGCAGAGTCCGTTTGTGTGTCCATTTGCAGTGCAGGGTGTCGCGTTGCGAGTGAAGGCAGAGCAGGTAGGCATTTTGTTCGTGTTATCCCCTAGGGTCTAAAATATTAGCCCTAACATATCCGTTTTGGACGTTAACACAATTGAAAAAGGACCTGCCCTAGTTCGTTTTGTGTGTCTCACGGCTTTCCGCAGCTGTAACACTTCTCCTTGTTCGGGACCTGCATCATGCGATACTTCGGTTCCACCTCCCATCCACGCTCACCCGTGCTCGCAACTCCCGGGGTGACCTGGACCCGTTCCGTCACGTACTTGTTGAGAAGCTTCCACGCATGAAACTCTGTGCAGATCTTCTCGCGACTCGCCTTCTCCTTCGCGAGGAGCTCCGCAGTCTCCTGAGCCTTCTTGTCAGCCTCAGCCTTCTTGATGACGAGTTCAGCCGCAACGGCCGTATCCGCGAGCATGTCGAGTTTCCACTGAGGGATCTTCTTCGGTGCAGTTGCCATTGTGTAGAGTTGAGAGTGTGTGTTGAGAGTAGTAGTGTTGTTGGAAGGCCGGATGTCTACTTGTTTGGACCGCACAGATCCATTTTGGACGATGATCACCCGTGAACAGTCCCTTCGCGACTTGTCTACA